TCGTGGTTATCCAACAGTATCACCTACAACATAATGGCTATGAATCGAGCAGGTCTGAAATCCTTGATGGGTTACGATAAGGGTGGGGGTGTTACCAATGAAGAGCAGACCACTGATACAAATCAAAATATTACCCTAGGACAAGAAGGCATAAGTGCCTTGCTTTTACAAGCATTGAATCCATCCAACATAGATGTAGGAGAAAAAGCACGAGAGTATCAGGGCATACTTTCAGAAGCTTTAAAACCTCCACGAAGAGCAAGTTTTTATGATTTAGCGTCAGACATTGGAGCAGGTTTATTGCTACAACCATCGCAAGAAAAAATGCCATCAATCGGTAGAGGTATAGGTTTAGGGTTTCAAAGTTTCAAAAAAGAGCTTGATGCAAAAACAAAAGCATTCGATGAAAAGTTAGACAACCTAGCTGTGCAATCTGTAAATTTGGCTATAGGTGACAAGCAAAAAGCAGAACAAAATTATAATAGCCTTTTATATAAAGAGTTACTAGATTCAATCAACCCTGACAAAGGCACTGCTGTAACCTATGCAAAAGAAGGTGTAGACGGAAACATTTCTTATAAAACTTTCGGCTCAAAAGAGGTAGATAAAATTGCAGAAGCAACTAAAGATGGCTACACAGAGGTAACACAGCCCATGGTGCAGATAGGGGGAAAGAAAACAGGTTTAGATGAATTTTATGAAAATCTAGGAAGAGCCGCAGGTAAGCAAGAAGAAACATATGCCCAAGATTACGAGTTAGCTAATAAGAGTAATGAGTTATTAGATCAAATGGAAAATTATGGAGCAAGACTACCTGAAGAGGCATTTGGGTTAACTCCTTTATTATTCGAAGATATAAATAGATTTATTATTTCATTTCCGGGTTTAAAAGAGTTACCTATTGCCGATGGGTTAAGAGATATACAAAGCAAAAGAGAGCCGATGGCAAGTGTTACCGTAAACCTTGCCATGATGAATGTGCAAAAAACTAAAGGTCCTATTTCTGACACAGAAATGAAATTGTTTATTAGCTCAATACCAAGTCTTGCACAAACAAAACAGGGTTATTTCAACACGATTGCAATAATGCGTGATATTAATAACTTTATAATTAAATTTGAAACAGCAAGACAGATTGAAAGGGATAAGTATTTACAAAACAAAAATGCAACAGTTTCAGGGCTTCAAGCACATATGACAAAATGGGAAACCGCTTGGCGTAGAGAAAATAAAGCATTTACTGATGAGCAAATTGAAATGTTTAAAGATAAGGCAATTGAAACGCAACAAAATCCTGATAGACAAAAACTAGCAGAAGAGGCTATAAGCTATTTTGATTTAAACAGCAACCCTGCTCAAACCCCATCAGGCTCGCAATCCTCATTAAGTGATTTGTCTGATGATGAAATAGCAAGGCTTTTGCAAGAAACTGATTAATAAGAATGGCTGAATTTACAAAAGAGCAACTCGAAGCTGAATTAGAATTACGCAGAAGAAATAAACCATCAGGCGAGCTTCGATCTATTATTGCATCACTTACTAATGATGAAGACGCAAGAATTGATTACCTAAAGAAAAAAAGGTTTCCTGACAATCCCAATGTTATTTATTTTAAAGATGCAGAAAATGACTTAGCGTACATCGACCCAATTTCAAAAAAAGTACACAAAGAATTCCAAGATTACACAAGTTGGGTAGATAGCTATGATGTGTTTGGCAAAATTGTACCCACAGTACAGGTTGGAGCAGAAATCATAGGTGGCATTCTTGGTCTTGAGGGTGGCTATGCAGGTAGAGGCAGAATCAAAATTAGAGGTGTAGAAGTACCTTTGCCTAAAGGAAGAATTGGAGGAGCATTAGGAGGAATTGGTGGTACAGGATTATTGGGTTCAGGAGTTTACGCAGGTAGAGCTTTATTGTCTGAACTTATTGATGGACCTGAACTTAACTTTGATACTGTTGCTGATGATTTGGTTACTACAAGTGCATTTGGTGGCATACCTCTTGGCATAAGCAAACAAGCTAAAATAGTTAAAAAGTTTGGATATGCAGGTGGTGAGAACGATCTTGCTTTAATTATGGAATTAGCAAGAGATGAAGGAAATCAAGCTGCAAGAAAAAGAGCTAAAGAAGATTTTGGCATAGACTTGACTGTTGCTGAAATAGAATACGGTAAGCCACAATCACGAGTTATACAGTTACAAAACTACCTAATAAGAGGAAAAGAGGGTTATAGGTTAGCAGATTATTATGCTACGACATCAGCCCAAGTTGATGAGGCAATAGATACTTATTTAGCAGAACTTCAGTCAGGCAAATATGTTACTGGCAAAAAAATAGTAGGCATTACAGGAGAACAAGAAGCCAATCCCATGGAAGCCATAAAAAATCTTTCTGAGGATGTTGTTAAGGAGATGGCTTTAAAGAAAGAGGGAAGATATACAAAGTTGCTGAATCAAGCTAAAGAAGAAACTAAAACATATTATTACGATGCTGATGGAGTTTTGTTGCCTTCTGCAAAACAGGTTGAAATACAAGACTTATTACTAGGCGAAGAGCCTGCCTTGGTCAATGCATATTTAAAAAGAAACAAATTAAAAGCAAAAGATGAATTGTTGAAAATTGATGTTACTCCCATCATTGAAAAAATTGATTTTGAGATAGCTAATACTAATAGCCCTATAATCAAGGACACACTTAAAAAAATTAAAAAAACTTTTTACAATGGTAAAGAATTAAAAACAACTCTTAAAGATTTGGATGAGTTAAGAAAAATTGATTTAGATAATTTGGCTACAACAAATGTACAAGAAGGTGCTTATCAAAAATCTAAGTTGCCCTACAGCTATAAAGAAGACTTAAATCAAATAATGAAACAGTATTCTGACAAATACAGATTAGCTAACAGTGTTTATGATCCATCAAAACCACACACTCAAGTGCTTGAAAAAAGCATTGTGGGTGTTTTGTCAAAGTTAATTGGTGACGACATTAAAACAGCCAAAACATTGCAAAGGGTATTTCGTGGTAACGCTTCACCAAGAGAGGTCAGAGCATTCAGAAGATTAATGCAGACCAAAGACGCACAAGCGTTTCAAAATTTAAAACATATGTTTTTACAGGATGAAATTGCTACCGCAAAGGGTATGCCACAATTTATTCGCAAGGTGGGTTTTGGTAACTTAGACCCAAGATATGTAAAAGCTTTAGAAGATAAAAAATCAGCAAATGAAATTTATCAAGAAGCAGTCGAAAAGTTTGGTTTAAACTCACGAGAAGCCAACATAGCAGGCAGAACTAAGAGATTAGCTGATGACGCTCTTGTTAGTGCAGGAAAATACTTAGACAATAGAAAAAAGGTTTACCAAGCATTGTTTGAGCCTGAAGAGTTTGAAACTTTTGTAAGGCTTATGGACACAATACAAAAAGCAACCTTCATCAAGGGTAGGTCTGCATCAGATACATATGGGTTTGGTCAAATTCGTGACGATATTATGGATCAATTCAGGGGTCGAACAGGAAAGCTTGTAGATACCACTTTAAACTTATTAAATATTATTACTCCAAGAGCAGGTAGGGATGCTTTTAAAAAAAATGTAGCAGATCAAACTGAAAAATTAATGATCGACATGTTGATTTCATCGCCTGAAAATTTGCAGGTTTTACAAGAGGCTATCAATATTGTTAATCCATATTTATATGCAGGCTCACAAGCTGTAGTAAGAGTGCCTGAAGGTTTGGAACCTGAAGAATCTGATGTATTGCAAGCAGAAGACATAAGTGAAATGGCGGAAGAAGAACAACAACAACGCTTGCAACAAAATAATTTGAACACACAACTTAACGAAGCACTACAATCATTTACCCCCTCTGACATACCGTTGGTTCCACCTGCAACCGCAGTGACACCTGAAATGATGTTATCAGAAACTATCTTGCCTGATCCCGCAGACAGAGAAATATTAGAACGCAGAATGCGTGGTACAGGAATTGGTTCTTTAGCCTAAGCTAACTTTGCGTTATCTTTAAATATTAATTCTTTGGCTTTAACCATTGTTATACCCATCTCTTCACATATAAGCTCAAGCTTTTGTCTTGGATAATAGCCACGCTCCCAACATTCCATAACAACGAGTTTCTTTTGTACATCTGTCAATGTATTCCAAACACCGTTTTCAAGAACATCTTTACTACGACCACACCCACGACAAGTTACATCACCCCATTGGGTTACTGAACATACACCTATGCATGGATTAGATGCAAGAGATTCAGACATGTGTAATGACATAATAGCCTCCTATGTCAGTTCACTCCCCTCTTTTTTTGACATCACTTGTTTGTGATTTATCTCAATCATCAAACGCACTTGATCTATTTTTTTTCGTCTTTCAGACGCACAAATCTCTTCCAACATTTCGTAGGTTTTTAAATCGACTGTCAAGGTTCTATAGCCCTTGTTGTAGTCACCCATTACTCACTCCTTTATTTGAAACCTGATTATAACTGATTATAATATATTTTAACACCATGCGAACACTTTTTAACATAAAGATACCTACCTCAACAGATAAAGAGATCAGAAAGATAAAGCGTAAACATGAAGCACCTACACTTCATGGCAACAAGGTATGGGATTCAACCCTGCTAATGATGGACTTCCTTTCACGCTACAACTTATCCAAACATGAAACTGCATTGGACATTGGCTGTGGTTGGGGTGTACTTATGACTTACATGCAACGACAAGGTATGGATGTGGTGGGTATAGAAAAAGATATAAATGTACAACCGTTTGTAAAAGCAGTTGCAAAAATGAACAAACAATCATTGGATGTGTTTTATGAAGATTACTTGGATATACCCAATCATGGTTGGAAACACCCACATTTAATAACAGGGTGTGACATATGTTATTGGGAAGAACATGTAGACAACTTATTGAACATGGTAAAACATGCAACAGGTACCATACTTATAGCTGACCAAGGTAGAGATACCTTTTGGAAACTATGCAAGAAAGTCAATGGCAATATACATGACATGACCATAAAAACACCAAAAAAGGTACACGGATATGTGCTAGAAATAATTAAATAAAAGTGTTGAAAAGTGTTGCAATTAATATTCAGTTTGCTATTATAAGGGTATGAAAAATATAACTAAGGAGCAAAAGTAATGAGTAATCATAGTGGAGCTAATACAAAGTCAGGTTATTATCTGACAACAGGTGAGGGCAACAAAATGTATGTTCTTAGATACTATTGGGAGCAGACATGGTGGATTGGTAATAGGAGTGGTCAAAACCATAAAGACTATCATGTTAGAAACTTGTCAATTGATTACGATAAGGCAGTTGCTAAAGCAAAAGAAATTGTTGCTAAAAGCAACAAAAAATCTGATACTCAAGAAACTCTTACAATCAATGACAAGAAAAGTCTTAACAAGATTGTTCAAAGAGATAAGGAAGTCATTGCTGTTGAAAAAGCAAAGAAGGCAGAATGGGAAGCACTGAAGGCTAAGTGGAGAGAGGAAGCTCTTGAAAGAAGTGCAAGAAAAAACAATAACTTTGTTTATGCATGTTGGGCAAACTACATGGCTAGGTCTTGCAAAAGTTTTGACACCTTACAGAATGGTCAACTTGATACAGACAATAGAATTACTATGACTGGTACTATCAAGACTATTAAGAAATATAAAGACAACTTTTCTTACTATGAGAGTTATGTATATAAATCTGTTATTGAGCTAGATACAGGTCATAGAGTTTTTGGTTCTGTACCTACTTACAAATGCTCAAAACGCAATTGCAAGATTAGGTTGCAAGAAGGTGAGAGAGTCACCTTTGATGCTAAGTTAGAAAAGCCAAAAGATTTTGATGGTACTTTTTATTACTACAAAAGACCAACAAAAGTTAACCCATTAACAATAAGAGAGGTAGCGTAATGTTAAATGTAAATAATCTTAAACTAGGCGATAGGGTGCAATTTGCACCCAACACCCTTGCACAAGTAACTAATTATGAAACTGATATATCTAGTCAGTTTGGTACTGTTGTTAATTTTACCATCAGCCATGATGGAACTTATGACACTCATGTTTGGATTGAGTTAGATGAACGAAATGAACATTTTGATTGTGATGAATGGGGAAACGCTGTTCAATTTAACCTTACAGACGAAATGGATGGAGGAACAAGCGTGGACTATTTGAAAAAAGCTAAATTATTAAAGGGGGTTGCATAATGGCATATAAAAGAGAAATAAATTTATCTACATCAATAGACATTACTGTTAAGGATAAAGATATGAGCATTAGTGAAATCTTCGACTTCACAGAAAGAAAAGATTTAGATTATGTTTTTAGATTTTGCCTGAGTGTTTTACTAGAGCAAGATGCTTATGAACAATATGAAATAGAAGAGGCTGTAAGAATTATTAGTGAATTAACTAATCACGATGACGGGTTTAATATTTCAACTAAAGAGGTTGCATAATGAAGATAGAACTTACCAAAGCACAAGCAAAACATCTTCAATGGATTTTGTCCAAGAATGCAGAAGAAAATCAAGGTTTACTTGCATTGGATAGTAGGTTAATTGACAACAGATATTGTAGAAACGAATTAAAGTTGTCTAACAGAATTTTAACTAAATTATTTGAAAAGGGAGTAGCGTAATGAGTGCAGAATTTTTAGTAAAGTGGAATGCAGATGCTTATGGCAAAGTAGAGCCAAGAGTAGTCGACATGCAAGAGTTCATTGATGATGGCATCGAGGGTGATTGGGGTATGGATGAAGACGGTGAGTTTACACTGGAACATTTACAGAACTTAGAGCTTGGTGACACTCACATTGTTTATGACCCATATGGTTGGTCAGTTAAGTTCATTCGTATCAAAGAGGATAAACAGTGAACAAGCCTGCGGTTTATATCATGGGTGCCTGTGTAGACATACTTGAAGATGTGATTGCAGATTCAAGATTTTTAGGTGTCCATGAAGCAAACGGTGCTTACTTCAATGGCTATGTCACCACAATTGACGATGAGCTTTATTACTATGTAGTAGAAAGATACATAGCGTCAATGGATGCCAAAGAGTTTTTATTGTATTGCTATAAGGTTGAAGAGATCGCAAACATCATACAGGCAAGAAAAGAATATTCACCTGTAGAGTTAGCAAAAGAATTACAGATACATTTATTAATTAAAGCTAATAATATAAAGGAGAGAGAAAATGGAAAAACTCACTAATATAACTGTGTGGAATCGCAGTAGAACTTATGTCAAGAAAGACTTGTTTATGGAAGGTGACTTGGTGACAGGCATGACTAATAACAAGCTTAATACTTTCTTGGAATCTTATAAACATAACCCACAAGATTATGTTTCAGTAAACATGCTACCTGCTAACATGTTTGAGGAGCCAAAAGATTTTATAGCTAAGGAGTGCCAAGATGACACAGCATAGTGATAAGTTGGAGCAGAGAAAAGAGGAGTTGTTGCAAGAACAAATGGATAAGACTTGGACTTCTATTTATTCGCAATGGGACAAACAGGACCCTAATCACAAAGATGAAGCATCTATCGTGACGACCTATGCAAGTGGCAGAAGGGTTGAAGATTTTTTTCATCGAAGAGGCAAGCCCAAGACAACTTGGATCGAGCCTATGCGTAAATGGTTATTTGAAAGCAGGTGGTTCAAATGATTGGAACAATATTATTTTGGGTATGTGTGATTTGGTTGTTTCTTTGTGTCATGGCTTTATCCACTTACATACTTTTAAAATGGTTGGACAACAACAGTACCAACAAAGAGGACATCTTACATTGTAGATGGACTCGTCACGACTAGAGGTGTCATATGAAATTTTGGGATGAGGTAACGAAAAAGTTTTACGATGAAGTAGAGTTTTTTAAATTGTTAAGAAAACGGAGAAAGGATGCCAAGACTAAGAAAGCTTAAACTGACATTCGAAATGGCATGTTATAAATACAAATGTTTTTATCGTGATAGATACAACATGGGTAATGTAGAAGAGCCTGATATTATAGAATCGTTTCTTGATTCAAAGGAGGGTTGGTTGCTTAGAGCTTTTGACGGTAGCCACTTAGCTCATGTAAATAAAAATGGGTATGTTAAACTAAACCATTAATAGAGAGGACAATATGTTTGGTAAAAAGAAAGACGATGTGTTGGTGCAAACCAATAAGATGACAGCCGATGAGGTCATTGATACTTATGCAAGACTTAACCTGTATCAGAAAGCAGGCTTACTTAGATTGTTGGTTCGTGATGTAATTTTTGAGTATGAAGATCAACAAATTAGTGGATTGCAATTCAACGACATCGAAGTAGACGGTGCCATAATCATTGCACGGTCAGAAGATTAAATCTTATTGTTAAAACCCTGAACCCTTTTCATTGTGAGGAACTTCCATAGTTCCTCAATTTTTCTAAGCTCAGTACAATGTATAGCAGGACACACGCCTTGTCCTAGATTTAGGTCAGGTGCATTTTGTTTGAACTCTTTTTGTGTACACCAACCTATAACATCCATATCCTCTGAGTTAGGTACAGCTTGTACAAGAATGGCTACATCAGCCTTAAAGTAATCTCTCTTCTTAAATAAAAGATGACCGCCTTGAGTAAAGGTAGCCTTCACATCAATCGAGGTTTCCCCAAACCACATGTCAATGTTGAGGTCGATGCCACCCTTGTGAATGTCGTGGTCTATTTGAAATATCTTTGCTACTGCAAGCTCACCTTTGACTCCTAGATAGTCTATGTCTGCATCGCTTCTTGTTTTATCTCTGCGTTGGTTGGCAACATTAGCGGCTCTTGCCAATTGCCACCGTAGGGATGACGCTTGTTTGCATTCTGATATTTCTTGTTTCGATAATGGTACTCTCATCTTATTCCATATTTTTTTCTTAAAGCAGACACGCCCACTTTAAATATTGTTTTGGTTGTATCGCATGGCAAATCCTTATATGCCGCATTAAGCAACCTATTAGGCAAGTTGTACATCCTTGGAGGTAGCCAGTATGTACTTAAGTGACAAATGACATCAATGCGTTTTTCGTTAGTGAATCCATTATCTTTTAGAAACTGAACTCTCTCCGCATGTGTATTCTTTTGTGCTACTTGCATTGCCCAATAGGTATGGTCATGTTGTGGCTTCACATCACAAGTCTGACAGCTTAATCTCTACAATACGATTATGTAAATTGAATGGCGTATACACATTGGTATCTCTAGCTACATTCATATTATCTAATGCTTGTTCATTCAATGACCTGCCGTACTCTATTGCACTTGGTTCAAGCTCATAGACTACATAAGGATAGGGATGTGTCTTTTGTATTGCTAAGAACTGAAACCTATCTACATCGGTCATACCTGCTGATCTAGCCGCATCTAAATAGAACGCACACTGTTGATGATAACCAAAGTTTCTAACAGCGTGGGTAAATCCTTTAGGTGATGCATCACGACAAGTCTTAAGATCAATAATTACATTGTCAGCAAGTAGATCGAATCGTGCTTTGCATAAATGACCAAAGTAATCAAAGATAACCGTCAATTCTGTTTTATCTTTTTCTTGTGGCTTAAATGCATCAAGCACATTGGTTCTCTCTACACAGGTATCGTATAGCTCTTGAGTGATAACAGTTTTATCACCTACAGTCGATAAGAAGTCTTCATACTCTGCCTTACCTACTTTGGTTCTTTTGTCTACTTTAGGAGCTATCGCAAATTCATCATTGAAAACATGAGGTTCTAAAAACAGACAGTGTTGCACCCTTCCTTCTACAAAGAATGATGCTTCACTGTCAGGTTTCTCCTCATACTTCCAAGTGAACGGGTCACGACTAAACGATGTTAAGTCATGAGAACGCACCGCATCTAAAGCGTTGTATTCAGGAAAGGGCATGTCTTCATACACACCTTCTTTGTATACAACTATCTCTTTATGATGCTGTTGGAAATCTATTATGTCTGCCATAGTAAAGGTGGGTTGCTAAAAATATATACAGATTTTTATTTGGAGAAAAAAATGAACTAATAGCAACCCTAAAACTTAGAATGGGATGTTTTCTCCGTCATCCTTGTCATCAGCAATAGCATCTAAAGAACCAAACTCTTCTGTCTTTGGCTCTTCAACTTTGTGACCTGCTTTGACTTCAAAAGATTCATCAATCTTGTCTTGCATCCATTCAGGTAACTGAACGAACTTATCGCACTCAGCTTTATCATCGTTAGCATATGCATCACAATCAAAAGCTATTTGCTCATTGACGGTTGCAACTTTCTTTACGCCACCTTCAGGTGCATAGACTGCTAATACTTTTGGATTACCACCACTGGTATGACCCACATCTAATTTACAAGTTAGACCTAACACTTTAGTTAGATCAAAACCACCAAGCTCTTCTTGGGTAAATTGTTTTTGCCTCCAAGATACAAGGTGTTGTCTTAGCTTTGCTTTCTCATGTAAAGAAAGATTGTATTGCTGTGTTACTGAAAAAGGTTTTCCATCCTTCATCATTTTATCTGAAGTTTCCCATACAAGAATAACGCTGTGTCTTTTAAAAGTTTCACCTTCATAAGATTCTTGGTGGGTACCAATGTCTACCACACGATAACATGTGGCGTTGTATTGTCCTTGTTCAAGGACTTCGTAATCACCGCCTGATGATTGTTCTGAAATGGTTAATGCCATAATTTTCTCCTCTATAGGTTGTTTAATTAATCCTTACCATGTATATTGTAAGGTGTTAAAGACAACATATTATACTTTTTTTGATGAGAGGGCAACTATGGGAATAAAGAATGTGCAAGGTGGCAATAAAAATCACAACGCACCACTGACCGCAGACGCAATGAATCGCTTCATTGATTTCTTAACTAAACACGGATTTGAGAGGAAAGATGAGAACCTTATACCAAACCCTGAAAAGCCACAAAGAGCATACACAACCATTAATGGCAAACGAGCTATGTCAGGGTATTATGCTTACTATGATAATTACGGCACACCTGTGGGGTTTGCCTCTGACTATCGTACTGGACAAACATTTGATTTTAAATTATCAGGTCGGTCATCGACCCCCATCAATCGAGAAGCTCTTGAGCGATTTCAAGAAGAGGCAAAGAAAAGCCAAGAAGCTAAATGGTTAAAAGTTGCTAAGAAAGCAAAAATGATTTGGGATGCATCTTCGCCATGTACCTCTCATCAATACTTGGATAAAAAGAATGTTGCATCCCATTCTCTAAGAGTATTTAAAGATAGGTTATTAATACCTATCGTAGATGAGAAAGGTAAGTTGTGGAGTCTACAAATGATTTACCCCAACGGTAGAAAGATGTTTCTATCAGGTGGTAAGACAGGGGGTTGTTTCTTTTTAATAGGCACAAAGTTAGTCAAAGAATCACGACAGCTTGGTTTTGGAGAAGGGTACGCAACCTGTGCAACCATTCATGAGGAAAAGAAAATACCTATGGTTGTATGCTTCAACGCAGGTAATCTCAAGAATGTGTCGATGAAGTTTAGCGATTCCATTCCCAATAAAGAATATATTATTTTCGCAGACAATGATGAAAACGATGTTGGTAAAAAGAAAGCAATCGAAGCGGCACAAAAGGTAGATGCTGAGGTGGTTATGCCTGAAGACAGTGGCATGGACTTTAACGATCAAAAACAAATCAAAGGTGAGATCGTACCAAAAAATGTAGAGGTACCTGAACTGGTTGAGTTAGAGAAGTCATCTAAGGGTAGGGTGATGGCTACCACAGAAAACTATGAAGCTCTCATGAACATCTATAAGATTGAAAGTGTTTACGATGTGATTAAAAAACGCATTGACATCAACATACCTAAATTTAAACCCATCGCAGATTTAAAAGATGAAGCGACTTTGGTTGAGCTAGAAAACTTATGCATTAAGAACTTCTTACCTCATCAAAGAGTTAGGGATGCCATTAAGATTATTAGTAAAGAGTATAACCCTGTTGCTTCTTGGATTGATTCTAAGCCTTGGGATGGTCAAGAACGCATCACGGAGTTTTGTAATACCGTTACCAGTGAAGATGAACCATTAAAGCATGTGCTAATGAGAAAATGGTTATTGTCATGTGTGGCGTGTGCGTTTGAGCCTGAAGGTGTTAGTTTGGAAGGCATGTTGGTGTTTCAAGGTAAACAAGGTTTAGGTAAAACACTTTGGTTTAAACGCTTGGCTGACTTTAATCGTGGTTGGTTATTAGAGGGTGCTACCCTTGATCCAAAAGATAAGGACAGCGTGAAGAAATGTGTGAGTCATTGGATTGTAGAGTTAGGAGAACTAGAGTCTACCTTTAAGAAGGCTGACATTAACCAACTGAAAGCTTTTATCACCTCACGCTCTGATGAGATGAGGCTACCGTATGATAGAACCTTTACTAACTATCAAAGACGCACCGCATTCTTTGCTTCAGT